GTCTAATGTAGCATACTCCCTAGTTACGCTGCTCTTACGAGCTAATTCCCTATTGATTTCCTGATCCAGGAAATTAATACGTTTTTTAGATAAAAATTCTAACTTGTTAGTCAGAAAACTAAAAAATGACATCTGCATTCTCAAAAGGTGAAGAGGTTCCTTGGATATGATCCGAGGGCCCCTAGAATCTTTTGGGACAAGCAAAGTTTTAGAAACTTTGCCTTCGTTTACAAGACGAACAGGTGTGGGACTAGAAGGATAGGGCTTGAAATAACCGCTGAACTGGTTTAAATCAGTTCTGGTCGTTCCTATATGTTTATCAGGCATTGCCTTATAAATATAATACGGAACATCAAGTTTTTCGCTACCTTCAAAGGTTCCCTTTGTGAAAACAGGACGTTGGTGCTGTAAAGCGTCAACGACAGTTTTACCAGAGATCTCCGGATATAAGCTATAAAAAGTTTTCCTTACAGCTTCTATCCACGATTTGTTAATAGACTTGGAACGCTTAGCGTTCTCAATTTCTATCTGTTTTGCTTTTTCATAAGCGCGCTTTTCTTCCTTTTTAGAAGAAGAAAATTGGAGCTTATAGAAATATTCGCAAAACATTCTAAGATGCTTAATAGCTTCAGTATCTGGATTATCCAGAAGGAAGCCATCAAGATCAAAGATTTTATAAAGCCAAACCGTGAAATACCGAGAGAGGCGCCTATCCTTTTTAGAAGAAAAGTTAGTTGGAGTAACGAAACGACCAGTTTCGATACCCTCCAACACAGCTTTTCCCATTAAAGGAAGGGTTTTTGTTAAAAATGTTGGTCCTTCGCCTTGAAAGCGATGGAGAACATATTTTAGCGAATCTTTATCTAGTTGAGTGTCAATTGCCAAATTCGTGACAATCTTATCCCAACGGATAGTGATGGTGGTCATGAGCTTCTCCTTACAGTTAGCTTGAGATAGAGCTATGGAAGGAAGATATTACCTGGTATGGTAACGAAGTTTATGAGTGCTTATTACTGTTCGCCTTGTAATAGGCGTTCAGCAAAAGCGACCGTCAACAAATCAGATAATGATAAGAACATACTGTCAATCTCAGCTGTTGTAAAACCACTGGGAATCTGAATGACAGTTTGAACTGAACAAGTCTGACGTGTTGTCACTGCACCTACGGTAATATCTTTCTGCATAATACGGGAAACCGCTGCAGTAGTAATACCGGTCTTGGAATTAAGTTTGCCCCCAGAGATTTGTATATAGTTCTGCGGTGTCCCGAAGGTCACAGTAGAATCCATATAACGTCCAGGCGCTACTTCGTTCCAAGTTTTGGTTGATACAGATATAGGGTGAAAACTCATAGTGAAATCTAACGCTTTTTGCGTGATGATAGAGCAATGTATCCAGTGTCAGCGATATTCTTCAAGGAAGGGGCATTCCAAGAAATATTACTAGGTTTACTAGTAACAATTTTCTTGGTGCCAATTTCCCTCTTATAAAATGATGATGTTGCTTTAGTAGACTCAGTAAAGACATTATTAGCATTGGGATAATATGATATTACCCCACCAGTAGTGAAATTACCGTTGAATCTAAACTTAGGTTTAAACCATCCGTTAGGATGGATTGAATCTATAGCGTCACCAATAGGGACGAAATAATCGGCCACAAAAGAGAGAGGAATCGCATCCCAAAGGGTGTTAATGTCCGGATGAACCCCAAGCTCGTCTAAGAATATCCTAAGGATATCCGTAGAAGTAGGAGAGGGAACAGCTACTGAACCAGAAATTCTGACAGTACCTGTAAAATCCCACCTAGCGTTGTTTGAGGTAGTTTCCGGAACATATTTATCAAATTCTCTTGTGATGATCTTATTTTGGTACGAAGATAAAGATTGTGAAATCTTATCTCCAAAAAGAACATCTATAGAGTTGTACAAGGATCTTAAATCTGAGTAAAAGGGGAGCAATCCCCAGTTT